ATACTAATGAGTATGCTTTGCAAATGATGATTGAAAAAGCATTAGATAAAGATGGTGTAAGGTTATTTCAAGATGGAGACAAGGCTTCACTAAGAAGAGAAATAGAAGCATCAGTTCTTGAAGAAATACAATTAGCAATGATTAGTGCTGGTACTGATCGGGAGGTGTCAGAGGCTAAAGCCGATTTAAAAAGCTAATGGTGACTGGAGATTTATTTTTAGTCTTGCAAAATTACTTCATAAAACTGTAGCTGAGTTGTGTGAAACATTGACTGCTGAAGAAATGATAGGTTGGGCTGCTTACATAGATATAGAAAATGAAGAATATGAAAAAAGAAAAGAGCAAGCTCAACATGTTAGTGCTTTAAGAGGTAAAAAAAGGTAATATAGGTTTAATATTTGATTTTTGATAGCAAGTGGCTAATTACGGAATAAATATTGATGTAAAAGTAAAGACAACAGAATTAACTAACTTTAATTTAAAGATTAAACAAACTAATGAAAGAATAGATGCAGCTAATAAATCTTTAGAAAGATTTGTTACTGCAAGTCCAAAACATATTCCTAAAGTAAGTCAAAGTTTTAGAGATTTAACCGTAATGGTTAATAAAGCTAATGAAGCATTTAATAAATCTACTTTAGGAACACCTCAAGCTGTTGATGCAGCAAGAAATCTTGTAAGGGCTAATGATGAATTAAATATTGGACTGCAAAAAAGAACAAAACTTTTAGAACAAATTACTGTTCAAATGAATTTACAAAAGATGGCACAAAAAGGTATAAGGCCATCAACAATGTTTGCAAGTCCTATTGGACCAGGACAGGCTACATCAGTATTTAGTGGCAGAGTAAAACAAAATATTGCAGCTTCACAAGCCATGAGACAAGGTGGCTTTGCATCTTTTAGTAGTAGAGCGGATCAAGTTACGGAAGCAGCAAAAATTGAGGCAGTAAAAAATAAAGCTAGAGATAGACATTTAAAAAATATTGATAAAAAAGTTGCAAAAATAGCAACAATTCAGACACAGCAGCAAGCACAAAAAGCATTTGCAGCATTACCAGGAGGATCATTTGGTGTCTCAGGGGGTGAAATCGGACCAAGATTACCTTTAAGAAATAGATTAGGTTTTGGTAAAAATGCACAAGGCGGTCCTTTTTCTATGCCAGGTGGAGCAATGGGTAGAATTAAGGGTGGTTTTGGAAGTGGTTTAATCGGTGGTGGTTTTCCATTACTTTTTGGTGCTGGTGGATTAAGTTCTGTTATGGGTGGTATTGCTGGTGCTGCTGGAGGTGCACTAGCTCCTGGAGGAGGATTTGCTGCTTCTATTGCTGCTACTGCTTTAGCTGCACAAATAGAAAAGATAAAAGAATTCAGAAAATCAGTAAAATTATTAAATAAAGAAGTTATCTTATCAGGAGAAACATCTGAATTTTCAAGGCAAGCAATAAAAAATTTAGCAAAAGATTTAGATATAACTAATGATGAAGCTGTTAAATTAGCTTCTACATTTGCTGGTTTTGGAGGTGAGACAGGTGAAGCACTTATAAGAGCTTTTGGATCAAGAGAGGTATTTAATAGTCTATCAGGATTACGAGATACACAATCAGTTTTATCGAAAATCTCAGAATTAAGAAATCAAATTGGTGAAACAGGAAGAAAAGAAGCCTTACAAGTTTTAGCTACTGAAGGATCTTTAAAAGCACAATTATTTTTACAAGAAAGGATTTTAAATAGAAATAGACAAGCTGTAAAATTAAAAGCACAAAAAATTACTGGTGCTGATAGAAGGCAATTTTTAGCTGAAGGAAGAACAGATGTAGATATACAAAATTTTATTGCAAATAGAGTTAAAACTGCTTTAGAACAATTTGATTCATTTAATCAAAAACAATTAGATGTTTTACAAGAACAAATAAAAATTAATGAACAAATGCAGTTTTTAGCTGAATTCCAAGCACCAACAGATCAGCTTCGAGAGATGTTAAATCCAATGCGTCAAATCCTTAATCTAAGTGTTTCTATTCGAGATGGATTTGAAGAATCATTTAAAGGAATAATAAAAGGAACAATGACAGTGCAAGAGGCATTTAGAAGTATGTTAAATCGTATCGCAGATCATTTTCTTGATACTGCTGCAAAAATGGCTGCTACACAAATACAAAAAGGATTTTTAGGATTATTTAGCAATATGTTTAATTTTAACAATTTAGTAAATGATGCAGGTAATGAAATGGCTAGTCAAGGAGCAAGAATGGCTGGCTCAAGGAACCTAGGTCGAAGAGCAGATGGTGGTCCAGTCAGGAGAGGAAATAGTTTTATTGTTGGAGAACGTGGCCCAGAATTATTTAGTCCTGGAGTATCAGGAATGATTACACCAAATGAAATGCTTGGAGGTGGCTCTACAAATATTGTCGTAAACGTAGATGCTTCTGGTTCTTCTGTTGAAGGTGATGAACAAGGAGGTAGAGAACTTGGTCGTGTTATCTCAGCAGCAGTACAATCTGAGTTAATACAACAGAAAAGACCTGGAGGTTTACTTGCATAATGGCTACTTTTCCTTCTATTGCTCCTAAATATGGACAACAAAAACGATCTAAACCTTTAACACGCACGGTTCGTTTCGCTGATG